GTTGTTGGCATAATCTTACCATTAACAGTGATATCAGAATCTATCCCGCCAACTCTGTTGTATCTAAAATTAGATAAATCATTTAATTTAATCATCTTTAAACTCTCTCAAATAGGCCGTAGCCGTTAGTTAAAATATCGTTACCACTAACGTTTCTCCACGTCCCATCTTGAACGGGGGAAAGCGAACCTCCAGCGACAGCGCTATTGCTCGCTACAGTACCACCAGATAGATTTTGACTGTTAACTAAGTTATGACTGCCATATAATTTGAAAAAAGGCACGGTACTGGCGATTTTGTCATAATCGAATCTAAACGCCACTACAGTCGCGCCTGAGCTTGCCTTGCCAATTACTAGCTGAGACCCATCAAGCTCATCCACTCCTGGGGATGTTTGATCTCGTTTAGTGTTAATAATGGTGGCCTGAGCAATTCCAAATGGCGAGTTAAGCGCCCCTCCTATGTCCCGATAAAAACCAGATGCACTTTTGCCTAAAGTGTTAAAATCTACTACCGTGGCAGGTACATTTGTACCCATGCCAAATTGATCGACGTATGATTTAACCTTCGATGGTGTCATATATTTTTCGTCGTTAGTTGCAGTCTGAGCATCAGATAACGAAGCTTTTTCTATATCATCGAATATCGAAACATCAGTATCACCTGTGACATCGCCGTTAAAGTCATACTCGATATTGTAGCGTCCATCCGCCGCGTAAAACTCAAACTTTCCCGCCGCGTCAGTAACCAGCGGCTGAGTAGCAACGGTAGCACCGTCATCACTGTATACTGTCGCAGCGCTATTACTTGGGTAATTCTTAATCGTAACGTTAACGCCAACAGCGGGAGTATCACCAGCGGTCGGATCATTTACGTTTTTTCGTATCGTTGTGCCTATATATTTTTTCAATTTGTTAACTCCTAGTGAATAATCCGAGTGTATTTGCTGTCAATGCGTTACCGCTTACGTTGATCCAATCCCCAGTCTGAACTGGTGATAACAGTGAGCCAGCAATGGTTGAGCCAGCGCCTATATCAGTGCTTGGTACTCTAGCAGCAACCACAGTTGTACCCTCAGCAGTAGATGTTGCGATCGCCTTTGCTGGTATCCACTTTGATGATGATGCGACATATTTAAATGTTTGATGCAGTCCAGCAACGTCTAAAACTATACTCGACTCGCCGTCTATTGTCGATCCGGCGGATGCGTTAACTGTAAAGTTGTAGTTATCAAAAAAGCCGGGGAAATCAACCACTGTAAACTCATCCCCATCGCTTGGCCCAATCGGCGTACTGCAAGATGGAACAGCCGCACTATTTAATGAGTGAGCGGCGCCAATTATCGCAGTGAAAGTGCTTGTTTCAACTAAATAGTCCATGTTGTAAGATGTTGACGTCGAGCCAGAGTTAAGTGAGAAGTCACCAATCAAACAGGGTTTTGCGCACTCAAGCGTGATGATGTAATCACCCAAACTCGATGTGTATGAGTCCAAGTTAGCGCCTGCGCTTTTAAATACCTCGCTAACAGTGTAATTGGAATCTAAATCCCAGTTGTTTCCGACATCACCACCAACACCCCATTGCCCAGCCTTTCTATCGAATGTTTCGTTTTTTCTTGATATGCCACGAATACCGCCAAGTGATGAGTCGTGACAAATTAGCTCAACGTAGCTCCTAACTTGGTTTTTGCCGTTTGACCTGCGCCCATACGAGCAGGTTAATTTGTACTGAGTATTTTTAGGCACGATTATATTTAAAGATATTCCGACAACGCTGGTAGCCTGCCCTGTGACAACGGTTTTTGTTGCGCCCATCACATAATCATTATCTTTTGCTGTGTATGTAATTTGATTTTTACCAATGCCAACATCTTGTTTGTGAGCAAGTAACAGGTTTTTTGTTCCTAGCTCGATAGAGTCCATGTTTGCTGATGTGCGAGTTGATCCACTACCGCCGCCGCTGCTTGTTACGTAAAAAGCATTTGATATAGAGCGAGCATAGTTAGATTTAATGTTTATTAGTTTTATCTGAGTTGCTGTTGCTCTGTCTATTAAAAAGCCCCACACAAACATCTCACAAGGCACGTCGCACTCATTGTTGTTAACGTTGATGACATTGAAGTCAATAAATCCGCCATCTGAGTTAGTCCTGTTTTGCAATGTTAGGAATCTAAATCCACGATTTATGAAGTCTGTTTTTGGATTACCGCTGCCGACAAGCTTAACGATATTGCTGTCAAAAGTGCCGGACATTGACGGCTGATTAACGGTTGATACAGAGCCGTCTTTTTCTAATGTTTGGTGTGCAGATAAAACAAATGCAGATTGAGGAACAACGTCACCGCCATAGTAAAAACACTGATTATCTCTGCACGTTGCGTTTGAGTATTGCATATCATAATCAATACCAAAAGCGCCAGGCTCATCACTTAGATCGCTTGGCTTTTTACGCACTGTTATGTTGCCAGTGCATATAGTGTGTTCGACTTGTGATTTTACCGAGCGTTTCAAGCAGTCTTCAAAGTAACAACCTTCTACGACCATTAGCGTTTCTTGGCCGTAGAAAAATGGGTTTTGCTGGCAGAATATTCCATCAGCCTCCGGCGCAGGCGACACGTCGATTATCTTGCAACCGTAGAAGTAATTGCGCTTTGATACTTGCAGCGTTATCGAGTCGTATCTTATTAATATTCCGCGGGCAGTTGTTCCACTTTGCCTATCTTTTGAGCCATCGCTAAAAACTTTATTTACTGTTACTTGATGGCAATTTGTACTATTAAATGCGCCCCATACTGTTACACCGTTTGCTTGGTCTGTCGTTAGCGCCGTCTGTTGATATACATTTTTAACAGTAAATCGCTCTAGATAGTTGTCGCCACCTTCGGCTGAGTCATTTCTAATTCTTATGCCAACGCAGTTTGAGTTGTCGCAATCTAAAGTAAACGACCCGTTTATCACTGCTCTTTTTGCGTAAAACAACCAAAGCGGGGCAGCGCTGTTGCTAGTTGATTTGATAGTGACGTCATCTAAAACGAGTATGTTAACCGTATCAATTAAATCAGTTAATCCACCAGCTCGAGTGTTAACAGCATCAAAATTGTAAAGCTTACCGGTGTCACCGATGACTAGCTGCATGCCGCCAACATCTTTTAGGCCATCAATAAGCGCCTGCGCGTTTTCAGCTCCTGTTTTATCTGCGCCACCGCCGAACTCTTCAATGCTTCGGTATCCAGCAGGGAGGTCAGCAAGAGAATAAACTCTCTTGCCAACTCTGTTATAGATGACATCACCTTTAGCGCCGTTGACTATTTTATCAATAGTTGACGCGTTGCAGCTTAGCGCTAAACCGTTGTCAGTTCCGACCGGATAACCGCCTGACAGCGTACAATTATCTGACATTTAAACCTCACTAAAATCGTATATTGATGAGTTGTAGTTTATCATGTTTAACTGTACCTTATCAGCTCTCACGTCCTTTTCAGATATTAGCCACTGGCTTTCGTTTTCGGTGTTTAGCTCAACAATCATATATCTAGATCCGGTTTGCACGTTGTAGCCTAGCGTGCTGTCACGCAAAAATACATCAGCAAGATTTGGTGACTCGAATCTAAATGATCCATTTATTTGCACTGGCAAAACTGAAAACGGGCCAACAAGTGAGCCATCCTCAATTGTGTAATACAGTCGATAATTTTTACCAGCCTCGAACGACATTAACTCGCTAGTTGTGGCAAAATCACCACTTACTGATAAAATCTCACCGTCCATGACTGGGCTTTCGTACTGCTCAGCATATAAAACCATATCGCCCTTTTCTAGCAATGAGCATGATTTTAAGCATGTTTCTGTCATCGTTTCACGCTGATAAATCATTTTTCTTATTTCTAGTTCAGCTCTGTTTTCAGCGTTAATTTTGACTTGGCACCCAGCAAGCTCAATTGTGCGAGGATTTGCGCTTGGCGCATTTGATATGGCGCCAAACTGATCTATTGAGCGATAAATGTATGCTTTTTTATTGATTGACCTATCAATATACTCAACTCTCACACCATCAAAATCACTAAATAAATATGAGTCATATGTAATGCTGTAATCTCTGCTATCTGCTGCAATATCTCTACGTCCAATTATTGCCGAAGGATAAGCTCTTGCTTCATCGCGCTTGAATCGCCATTTATCACCGTCTTGCCAAGTAAAGCATCGCGCAACATTTAGTATTGTTTCCATTCGATCTAATAAGCTGATATCGTTATCATCAAATGTAAAATCAAACTGCGCTAGCTGTGGATCTATTGCATCAAGCCTGTTTTGTATTTCATATAGCGAGTCTAAATCTAAGTCTGACGCAGGCTTACCAAAATAATTAGTGTAAGTGTGCAGTACAGCATCGGCCATTTTTCGACTTGGCGATAGAGTCGTTATAACTTGCTTAGTATTAACATCATAAGTTGGCATTTTAGCAGTTAATGACAAGTTTATTTTTGACTGCCGTGTGTTGGTTGCGTTTTGAGTTGCTGGTAAGTCGACTTCTAAAATTGTACCATTCCCAAACGCTTGATTAGTGTAAAAACTCATGCACTGCACTCGCTCAATCCTACATTCGTCTGGGCTTTCAGCTAATCCGCTTGTTGCGTTTGTGCGCCTTATTGATATTTTGTACCATGATACACCATTTGTCGGTGCTATTTTTTCCGTTTTGAACCGAGGCTCTAAAGTTGAACCTGTGAAAAACCTATTAAATACCTGAGTAAATCCGGTCGGATTGCCATTTTTAGCGTCAAGCTCATCGACAGTTATAGCAATGTCAACCGGAGATTTTAAGCCGCGCTGAAAAGTAAAGTTGAGCCAGAATTCACCACACTGAACTGGCGCGTTTACGTTTTGCACTTGACCTGACAATCCAGCGCTGACAGTTGAATCGCCTTTATATACACCGTCCTCTGAAGCCCAACCATTAAAGCTAGAAAAATCAATTTTATAATCTGAGCCAGACAATACCATAGATGATATCGGCCCTGACCCTGTCATTCGTTGATCAACATAAATATCTTCCTGCCCTTGCCCCTCGCTTACTTGCACTGACGCAGTGTAAGTAATTGACGCTACAAAAGAACCTTCTGCATCTAACTTAGCTTTTAACGCATCCATCTCTGCGTTTTGAACTAAATAAAAGGTAGCCTCATTCGTGACTCTGTTCAATCTACTTTCATTGATAGTAGAATCAAAAGTCTCAACTGGCGTTGTTTCGTTAGTGCCTTTTAATATTTGGCCGTCAATTTCGCTCACTGCAAATGATGTGGTGTAATCTGGTAACACTACATTATCATTGACTGTCGGCTCGTAAACATTGTAAATCGCTGATGAAAAGTTAAACAATCCAGTTTCGCTAGTGCGTATCTGTTGCACATCAAACTGGCCAAAACCAACAAAAAAATACTGCTTCACCTGCTTTACATTGTCTCTGTATTCCTCAATCGGCTCGCCAATTAAGTCCGGATAAGATATTGGACTGCCTAGAATTAACGGCCACGCTTGATAAGTTCGCGCTATATTAGATTGACCTGACAATTGGTTATTTGGGGACTGCTTTTGCTCACCAAGATTGTTTGGTATTTTTGGCTTTGGTGTTAATGCAACAGCAACAGCGGCAGCGACAACTGCAATGGCTATGTAAACTAGAGTCCCAGGATCTTTGACTTCGTTAACCACTGTCACAACATCAAAGACGGATAGCGTGCGCGTCATTTCTTCTTCGTCACTCAGATCAACTTGCTTTGAGTTGATAAGCACAACTGCATTGTCAGCACTTAATCCATTTGGCATTTTTTGCATGATCATATCAATTGCACTAACACCAAAATCAAAACTGTAAATGTCTTTTCCGGTCGCGCCTGCTTGATCTCGTTTAATTACTAGTTGCGGCATTGTTTAGCTCTATGTATTTGTGATAAGTCATTTTACCATAAATTGATTCTAGCGCTCTTATTGAGTTGACTTGAGCGCCACCGCTTTTGTTTGTGCCATTTGAGTGTAAAACCATTCCACCGCCAATTGTCACGCCAACGTGTGTCGGTAAGTCGCCTTTGTAACACGTAAAAACTAGACCTGAATCACTAGCGTTGTCAGTCTCAATCCAATGAGGTTTATTAGATTCTTCTTGCCAACAATCTGATGTGCTTACACCTTCTTTGTAACCGAAAACCTGCGGCAATTCTATATTCAAGACGTGTCTATAATAAAGCACCACCAAACCCCAACAATCGCAAGCTTCAAAACTTACAGCTCTGTTAACCCACTTCGCGCCAACTATTTTATTAATAAACTCGTTTTTATCCATTTTTTAGACCTATGAAAACTGTTGGATCATAAAAGTATTTTTGCTTAGTTATTTTTGCAGGATTATCAAATGACAACTTGACAGTGACAGCATCCTCATCAATGCTTATTCCATTGCCAGCGACAAATAATTGACGCTCATAAACTGGATTATCTATGTTAGTTTGATAAACCCTAATAGTTGCCGTTATTGGTTTAAGCGATCCACTTGGTGTGATTGCTTTTAGTTTTGACCTAAATTGCATACCTACCCTAGCAAAACGTATTATTCCAGCATTGCTAGTATCTGTTTTTTGGTTTGTATCCGCTGGTATTGTCATGTTTACCGGGGTGAAAGCGGTATCAATCCCGTCAACTTTGAAATATTTAGTAAGTACCTGTCCAGCAACTAAAAAAACACTGCCAAAATCATCATGCTTAAACTCAACAGTTTCGTATTGAGTTACATTAGCTGGCCGCTTGTGTAAATATTCTCGCTGCTCTTGCGTGTATGGCATTTATAAAACCTCCGGCCAGTTTTGATTTATTGCACAGTCAATTATTGACGCGTCTAATTTATATCTATCAACAAGCTCTCTGTCAATGTAGTCCATATCTGTTTTTAATCTGTCACTGATTATTGCTGCATTATACCGGTAAACGTTGTTAATTTCGGTCGGCTCAAGCGGCCCGTCAATAAATCTGCATTCATAGTCAAATACACCGTATTCAGTACGCATTGATTTTATGAAAGGCTGATTGCCAAGGTTGTCTATCCACTTATCAAAAGCTCGTGATTGTTCATAACTAATGCAGCTAATTTCTACATTCCACTGCACTCCGTAGTCGCGTGATGTTATTTCTCGCCTAAACTCTTGTAGCTCAGAGTTGAAATTTTGAGACTGGATCCGGCTAGTTTTAAAATCTGGCAGATAGCTTGGATACGTAATCATAAGCCAACAACTCTATGGCTTGATGATGTGATAAACGTAGGAATACGCGGCGTTTTTAATTGCTGGGCATAAATAGTTGCAGAGTAGCGCCAAACGTTAGGGCTTATCTGCTCCGGCTCTCTTGGCTCTTGCGAGAATGCCACCTCGTAGTCCTGAAAGCCGTACTCAGTCAGTATTGATTTATTGAACGGGCGGCCGCCTTTCACTGAGCGCAGAAAGGCTAGAAAAGTTTGGGCTTGCAATGCGCTTGTGCAAGTAATTGTAACGTCCCAGGTGACAGGCAGGTCGTCAGATCTTAACTCTACGTATGCAGACCCTTGAAGAGGGTTAGTTACGACAAAGCCTTGGCGCTCTCTGCGTTGCTTGCCAGCGTTAAATTGTGGTAAATCGCTTGGGTAATCTATATCAGCCATTGCTACCTCGATGCTCTAAATGATAAATTTGTATGCTGTTTAAATGTTCTCGGCAATACGCCTTGACCGCTTGATAGCTGTTTTGCAATCTCGTTTATAGTGACTTCTATGGTTTTGCCATCTGCACTCTGTTTTGCTGTCCCCACTGAGTTTGCTACGTTATTATGCACAATAACATTTACATCGCCACCACCGCCACCAGCAGGTTTTATGTTGGCGTTTTTGGTGTTCATTAAATAATCTTTTCCGCCATGACTATAAATTTCTGGTGCTCCACCTTCATTGACCCGATACATGCCTTGCGACACCGCGCCGCCGTATTGTCTGCCGCCTGATATAGCTAATCCAATCGCTGATGCTGCCAACATACCAGCTATTGCAGGGCCAGCATTTGCACCAAAGCTCGCTAGCGATACAGTAGCCGCAGCCGGAGCTGCGCTTGCAGCAACTTGAGCGTTACTTGCTACTTGCGATGTCGTCACTGCTTGCTGTGTTGAAATTGCTGCTGAACCCTGCTTGACTATTGCGCCAATCATTAGAGTTAGTATCGAGTTAGCCAGGCCTATAACTGCGTCTTTACTGCTTTTTGCACCAGTTGCGAATTGAGCAAACGCGCCTACAGCCTGAGTTTGCATTGCTTCTAGTGATGCGCTCATTGCGTTATTTGACTCTACTCTTAATGAATCTATTGCTTTCTGCTCTTCAATTGCTAATTGCTTTCTTCTTTCTGCGTAAGTGCCGCGAATTTCTATGCCGCGCTCCTCTGCTTCGATTAGCATTTGGTTTTCACGCTCAAATCTGGCTCTAATCTCATCCTCTGGATTTAACCCAACTGTCTGAACCTGAGTTGTTAGCGTTTCAACTCTTCGCGCCTCTTTTGCCGCCGCTTGCCTTTCGCGAGTTAACCTTGCCCTTTCTATTGACTTAGATAGCCTAATGTAAGCTTCTTTTTCTTGCTCAATGGCTTTACTGTTAGCATCACGAAGTGCTTTTTCGTCTTCCAGAGCCACCTTTTGATCATAGAGGTTTAACAGTACATCTCTTTGCGTCTTATCAATCCCTTGCAGTTGCAACTCGTATGCGTAAGCGGCCCTCTCACCCTCCTTTAGCGCCACTATTTGCACAGTTAATGCGTTTGCAAGTTCGTTTGCAGCGGTTGCTGATTTTGCCGCTGTGTTAGCTAGGTCGTCTTGCCCCTTTGTGCCCTGCTCTAACACTGCCGCTCCTTCGCGTATCAAGTCAAACTGATCGAATACATTGCCAAGCATTTTTACCAGTTTTTTATCAGCCTTGCCTGTTGATTCAGATAGCTTGATGATTGACTCTTGTATCGCTGTCACCTCATGCACAGTCTTTGCGCTCTCAAGTTTCTTGAATGCTTGTATAAACTCTGTACCAAGCTTTTTAGACTCCTCCCCAGTTGCGCCTAGCTGCTCGCCGATGAATTTAGCATACTGACCAATTCGACCGCTAAACTGTCCGTAAAGCTGATCTGAGAATCGCACAGCGTCATTAAAGTTGGTCATTATGTCGCCATCATTTAATTTGCTGAATTCCTCACCAATAGCCTTTACGCCATTTTTTATAGAGCTAGTCGCATCAGCCATGGCGGTTTTTATTCTGTAATCAGCTACAATCTTACTGATTCTTCCCAGCTCTTGCATTTGCGCTGTATATTCGATTATTCCACCAGCGCCAACAGTCATCACTGCTCTTGTGCGCTCTATTGATTTTTCAAGCTCACTCAGTCCTGATTTACTGTTAAACAATGCTGGCAGTAATGTGCCAGCAAGTACAGCCGCCAAAGACACAATTACACCCACCATCGGAGCGCCTAGCACAATACCTAAATCCGCTGATTGCTGAGCTAGTGCTACCATAGCAGATTGCCCGCCTTGCAACTGCCCTACAAATTGCTGCACTTGTATACCAGCTTGGCCTAGATTAGCCTGCATAGCTTTTTTTACGCCTGACGCAGATTTGGTTACTTCCGTGTTTAATCTTTTGGCTGCAACCTCTGCATTTCCGAGGCTTGTAGCAACGTTTGAAGCGCTCCTTTTTACAGCAGCCTCCGCTTTTAACATATCAGCAGTACCGACCTCAATGTCGTACCGTATCGAGCCTAGATTTTCCGCCATATTTTAAAACGCCTAAAATAATGTAAACTGTCTGCATTATAACACAGTAAAAATAGGTTTATTAATGCTCACTAGATACGGATTTGCGGCTATATACGTAGATGATAAAAAGTACAATGTAAGGCCAACATTTCAAAACATAGATAAAATTGGCACTCCAGCAGAAATTGTTGAGACTCTAATAACGTTTTTCGAATGTCCGTCAATAAATTGGCAGTATCATCGAGCTGTTGAGATACTTCAAGCGTGTTGCGAGCCTAAGCTGCCAACTGATATATTTGGCGGGTTTAGGTTTAGCGATAACGGAAAGCTAAAGCTGGTCAACCCACCTCACAGCGACTTTATAAATGACGTTATTGTGCTTGCTAGTCACTGCCTAAGATTTGGCGTTATCGGCGTAACCGATGAAGATGTGCAAGATGGTGACCCATTAAAAGAG